ATTTTATAACCTCCCTTTGTATCCCTTTATTTTATTGTTAATATGACAAATTCTATTACGTGGGTGTGCATATATAATGAACAGCTAAAGTTTTTATTGCAGTTTATCTTTTCAGAGTGTTTTTTTAGAGTGCAATATTCTAATTTAGAATTACTTACAGACAAGTGCTAATTATAAAAATAAATAAATTCAATAGCTTACGTGTACGCATGGGTCATGGGGGTATCCCCGGTATGTGCATGCAATGCCGACATATTTTTTATAATTCATAGTTTTATGTATGGGAAAGTGGGCGACCCTTAGGGTTAACCTTAGTTAATTCCTTGTTTGCGACCTATAGGGTATATCTTGTGGGGGGATGGGGGTTACTCTATATATATAACCCCGGTGGACATACCTTATTGTATAGGTACGAATTAGTTTTGTCAAGTCAGAAAATTGACAGTTGACATGTTTTACCATAATCTGTATTATAGATGTATATTGTAGGTGCAAAATGTCACAATGACACGACTAAACGCTTAATATGCAACCATTGGAACGACTTACGCATCACAATATAGAGAGAAAACATGAATTTGCTACCCCAAAACAACAAACCGACTAAAATATCAGAAAAAGAGGAATTATTCCTGTCAAATCTGTTCGCTAACGGTGGTGCAGTTGTCGCTGCAGCCACTGATGCTGGCTACCCTAAGGGTTCAATAGGGTGGTTGCGAAACAAATTGGCAGATGAGATTATAAGAAGGTCTAAAAACCTGTTGGCAACGTCATCAGTAAAGGCTACACTTAAATTAATCAACACGATAGATGCCCCTGAGATAGAAAGAGGGGATGACCTTAGACTTAAAGCTGCAGAATCTCTGTTAAACAGGATAGGTTTAGGAAAAGAAGAAACACATAACGTCAATGTACAGGCATTACACGGTGTAGTCCTGTTGCCAGCTAAAAAAGGAATAGAAATCAATGGCAACTAATCTTAGAAGTGCTGGGAGTCGATCACCAAGACCTGATAGAGAAACTAAATCAGACGCTAAACAACAAGAACGGTTACGAGAACGTCAAGAACGTGAAAAACAACGGCAGGAACGTGCTAAAGCTATGGCTGCATCCATTCGTGCTAAAGCAAAGGCTGCACAACAAGCTGAAACTAAACGAATAGCTAAAACTAAAGCTGATGCTGAAAGAGCAGAACAGGCTGCACAAAAAGAAAAAGATCGTCAAGCTAAAGCTATGGCTGCATCCATTCGTGCTAAAGCAAGGGCTGATGCAGAAGCTAATAGATTAGCTGGAATAGCTGACAGAAATTACAGACAGGGCAGGTATCAAGATGCTCGATTAGGCATGCAGGGCGTAGAAATGAATCCTGTTGTACAGGCTTTACTAGATGAAACCATACAAGCTGGAACACGTGGAACAATAAAAGCTGCACGTAAGGGAGGTTCTGTAGGATACACTCAGAGATGGGCAAATGCAAGAAAAAAGACCAAGAGGTAGACCTAAGAAAGACCCTAACGCACCAAAGCAGAACTATCATCTGTCAGCGTTAGAACGTGCAAGACGAGCAACACGTAAAAAGATAAACAGACATAAAAAGAATGCTGAGATAGCAGCAACAAAACTTGAGGTAGCAAGACGAAGTGCTAAGAAAATCAAAGATAATGCTAAAAAGATACAAGACGGTCTTAAAGGAACAACTACTAGGATCATTGACATGGATGATGTTAATGAATCAGTTAGTCCTGTCGCAGACTTGGTTGACGATCAGGAAGTCATCTTCAGACCTAATAACGGCCCTCAAGAAGAATTTCTTTCAGCTTCCGAAGAAGATGTATTATACGGTGGAGCAGCAGGTGGGGGCAAAAGTTTTGCCTTGCTGGTTGATCCTCTTCGCTATTGTCACAATACTAATCATCGTGGATTACTTCTCAGACGTACTTTAGATGAACTGACAGAACTGATAGACAAGTCAAGACAATTATATACTAAAGCTTTTCCTAAAGCACATTTTAGAGAATCAAAATCAACATGGCACTTTCCTTCAGGGGCGACTATGTGGTTTACATACCTTGATAGGGATAAGGATGTTACACGATTTCAGGGGCAAGCTTTTAATTGGATAGGAATAGATGAGATAACGCAGTACCCAACGCCTTATGTTTGGGATTATCTGCGATCTAGATTACGTACAACTGACGAAACTTTGCAACCTTATTTATCTATGCGTTGCACAGCTAACCCCGGTGGAGTTGGGGGTTGGTGGATTAAGAAGATGTACATAGATGCTTCAGACCCTGACATAGCTTTTCCAGCTAAAGACTTAGAAAGTGGACAAGAGTTGTTATGGCCTGATAGTCATCCGAAAGCTAGGCAGCCCTTGTTCTACCGTAAGTTTATTCCTGCAAGGCTGACTGATAACCCCTATCTGATGCAAGATGGCAGATACGAAGCCATGCTCAGATCGCTCCCAGAAGTTGAACGGAAGAGACTTCTTGATGGGGATTGGGATGTTGCAGAGGGGGCGGCATTTCCTGAGTTTTCAAAAGAAAGGCATGTAGTCGAACCTTTTGAGATACCAACTAACTGGCCTAGAATACGTGCAGCAGATTATGGATACGCAAGTCCATCCTGCGTATTGTGGGGGGCAATTGATTGGGATAATAACATATGGGTATACAAAGAACTGTATGTTAAACAGCTTACTGCTGAACAATTGGCAGACAGAATATTGGATATAGAACAGCTAGAACCAGAGCCATACTATTCTGTTTTAGACTCCTCCTGTTGGAACAGAACTGGTGCTGGGCCTTCTCTTGCAGAGTCAATGATGCGAATAGGTGTTCGATGGACACCATCTGATAGAAACAGATTACAAGGTAAAATGGAAATACACAGACGATTAGCAGATAACCCATTGACAGAACTGCCTAGAATCCGTATATTTAATACATGTACTAATATCGTTAGGCAATTGTCAGGTATACCCTTATCAAAAACCAATTCGGAAGATGTTGATACCAAAGCAGAGGATCACGCTTACGATGCCTTACGTTATATGTTAATGACCAGAGTAAGTGGGCATATATCTATACATAAAAGTTTGCAACACATTAAAGAACAAACCTATCAACCACAAGATAAGACATTTGGATACTAAATGGCAGGAACACCACAATTAATAAAAGACCCAACTTTTAATGTGTATGAAACTACACTTAGAGACTTCATTGATATGTATGTCTCTGAAAAAAAGTTAGCAGACCCAGAAAAATACGCCAGTGATTTTAAAAAACTTAAGGGTTTGGAAGAGTTTTTAGATCAGCCTGTAGCAGAAATATTTAGTCAAGCAAAAGAAGGAAATAATGTATACGCTAAATTTTATGATGCCACAATGCAAAGACTTAAAGAGGAAGGGCTTGAGGGAGATAAATTAGAAAAAAGAGCAGGAAGTGCTATTCGTCATGTGAAATCAAAATTTCAAGTTTTGCAAAATAATTATGAAGCTAATTTAGCAAAACAAATGCTTGTTACTGACGTAGATATTGTAAAAGCACGTATAACCCCTAAAAAACAAGCTGAAAGAGGGGCAAGTACATTTATAAACCCAAATAAAGCAGGGGAATTGCAGTTTAAATTAATGAAACACGCAAGAGATTTTCCTGAAGATTCAGGAAAAGTTAGACTTGCACTTACAGCTTTACACACAGGTTACAGACCAATAGAATTAGGAGCATTGGAAATTCGTGATCTTACAAATGTAAAAGGGGCTGCTTCTTCTGGAATCTTTATTGATGCAGGTAGGACAAAGGCAGGGAGTATGATGAATATACCCATAGGCCCACGAACTTATGCCCTGCTGCAACAACAGTTAGAAGCTTTAAAAAATCAAGGTGTGGAATTAACATCTAGAACTAAACTATTTCAGGTAAATGAGGCAGATGCTGTTATAAATAAATTATTAAAAAAGATAAGTGTTCCGGGAATTAGAGGGTCATACGCTAATCTAGATAAACCTATTAACCATATTACATCCTATGACTTTAGAAGAATGTACGCAACTGCGTCTGAAATGTTAGGTTTTTCTGAAGAACAAGCAGGAAAAGCAATTGGCAGAACAACAGGCAAGTCTGCACAATCTAAATATGTTGCACCACCCCCCGGAATATTTAAGGAACAACAAACACTAGTATCCAGAACAGTAGATTCGTACTATTTTAATCAGTTAGCCCCATTTTTTAAAGGGCAAATACCTAAAGGTATGGTCTTAGACCCTAACAGCGATTTAATAAAAGTGGCACAACAAAATGCTAAATTTAGAGCAATTGATGCTGATGCATCTGTAGTAATAACAGAACATGTAAATCCATCAACTGTAGCTTATCAAACATCTCCTATAAAAGACGATGTTGCATCAGGTGAACCAACAAAAAGTAAAGAAATAAAAGGGTACAAAGATATACCAGAGTATCTTAAATCTGTAGTAACACCAAAAGTATTAAAGACTGCTGGTGTAATTTTTCCACCTGCAGGGGCTATTTATGTTGGTACATCAACATTTAAAGAAGCAAAAGCAGAGGGTATGGGCGTACTTCCAGCAGTAGCTAAAGCAACAGCAATAGGGGCTACTGAGTTTCTGCCTGTTTCTTACACAGATGTAAAAGATACTGTTGGGTTTATAGATAGAAACAAAGAGTATTATGAACAGCAACGTGAAGCTGTAAGACGAGAATCTAGACTAAGCCTACCTAAAAATCAACCTGAATATGGTGCAGGTGAGACAACATCATACGATGAAACTTTTTTAACACAACCAAACTAAAGGAGGGGCATTATGCCTAACAATAACTACAATTACGGTGCTTCATACATTATGAACAGCGACAAAACATCTGTAAACGACCCAATGGGTTCTAATCAATTAACACGTGAAAGTAAAGATTTTACAACTGCAATTAACGATAGAGATGGATCACTTATAGAAGCACATCCTAAAAACCAGTCTAAGCCGACTGTCCAATCTTCATTTTTTGCAATGGCAGATCAAAAAGACTATTAGAAAGTAACTCATGGCTGATGACAACTTCCTAGAACCTGCTGACGATACACCTGTATCTATAAACACGCCTGAAGAACAAATGCCCGGACTTTCAGGGCATATATTAGGTTTGTTTAAAAGTTCTGAAGATGGCAGGTATTCACACGAACAAACGTGGTTGCAATCTTTTAAAAATTTTAGAGGGGTGTACGATAGCACAACTCAGTACAGAGATTCTGAAAAATCTAAAGTCTTTATAAAAATTACGAAGACTAAAGTTCTTGCTGCTTACGGACAACTTATAGACATCTTGTTTAGCAATAAAAAGTTTCCAATAGTTATAGAATCTACTCCTGTGCCTGAGGGAATAGCAGAATTTGCTCATTTAAAAACTCCTCTCGATGAAGTTGTAGACCCTTATGGTTACAAAGGGGATGGGAGAGATGTTCCAGCAGGGGTAACAAGCCCAGAAGTATTAGGAGAAATATACAAAGGGATGCCCCTTGAAGAAGGCCCTTCATTAGCAGGTGAACCACAAGTAAGCCCTGCAGCCGAATCAGCCAGATTAATGGAAAAGGTTGTTCACGATCAATTAACAGACACAAATGCTACCACTGTATTTAGAAATGCTATTTTTGAAGCATCTATGTTAGGCACAGGAATAGTTAAAGGCCCATTTAATCACTATAAGCGTATCCATAAATGGTCAAGGGATGAACAAGGAAACAGGGTATACGAACCTTATGAAAAAATAGTTCCAAAGCTTGAGCATGTATCTATATGGGATTTTCATCCTGATCCTGCAGCGACAAGCATGGAAGACTGTGAGTATGTTATAGAACGCCACAGGATGACACGCCAACAACTACGTGCCTTGGTAAATAAACCTTACTTTAATGCAGAAATGATTGAAGAAGCTATTGTTAAAGGCCCTAACTACGTTGACAAGTATTACGAAGACACAATACGTGAGGAAGATAACCAAGCAAGCTACGAAGGAACACGTTACGAAGTCCT